ATTTCAAGCTACCCAATTCCGGTTTACGGGATTACTTCAGTCGAGTAGCAGCCGGATCTGACTCCGTGATACGTGCTACCCTATTCAAGAAGGAGGATCCACAGAGTGTTCTCGCTAGATGGATGCCACATCTAGACAAACTGTCCAATCAATGGCCTACATTGGTGGAGTTTGAAAAGGACCTCGCAAAGAAGGTCGGTCCAATGTCCGTTATGGCGCCCCTCGAGTCGCGTCTAACCGATATTGAATCTTACTACGACTGCATCACCAAGCAGTCAACACCGCTACCTCAGATGGCGATCGACGCTACGCTAGATGAGTTTGCGGGGATCAAAGGTCTGCGCCTTCGATCACAGCGGAACACGATGTTAGCGATGAGAAAGTCCACTAACTCGGGCAACCCATACTTTACCAAAAGGCGAGATGTAGTTGACGATACATTGCATTTCACACTTAGTCCTGATCACCAAACTCTCTCTCATGGTGATAAGTGGGGTTTGTGTGCTGTCTTGGGATGGCGTGGTCAAGAAGGTGGTCCTTCCGCTGAAGATGTGAAGCAGCGAGTGGTCTGGATGTTCCCTTTCGCTGTTAACATTGCAGAACTCCAGGTGTACCAGCCCCTCATTGAGGCGTGTCAAAGACGCATGCTTGTACCTGCGTGGGTGAGCATGGAGGCGGTAGATCGTCGTATCACAGCTCTATTTGATACAAAAGCGGACGAAGACCTGGTGATATGTACAGACTTCTCAAAGTTTGACCAGCACTTCAATCCCGATATGGCCGATGCTGCTAAGGCCCTGCTGAGCGGTATTCTGAGCGCCAATCGAGATACAAAAGACTGGTTGGACACGGTGTTCCCTATCAAATACAATATTCCTCTTGCTATTGGTATGGGAAAACTGGTTGTCGGGCAGCATGGCATGGGATCTGGTTCAGGTGGCACAAACGCAGACGAGACCCTTGTTCATAGAGCTCTCCAGCATGAAGCGGCACTTAGTGCTGGACAAACATTGAATCTCAATTCAATGTGCTTGGGTGACGATGGCATCATTAGTTACCCGGGTTGCACCGTGGAGCATATCACAGAGATATATTCTGCTCATGGACAGGACATGAATATTG